CGGGAGGGCTCTTTACCCTCCCGCTCTCGTTTTGAATTCATACTGATATGTGTGTGTCACTCATATCACTTTGCAAAGTGTACTAGCACTGTGATCTGAAATACTACATGTTATTATGCGACAGCCTCTATTTTATTACTATCACCAACACAATCTTTTAATAATTCTCTATTTCAATTATTATTGGCCCAATAACACTATCAAATGAATGTGTGGTCTTATGGTTTATTAGTCATCTTACACCGACTCCCGGGATTTAAATGTTCCCACAGAGAGAACCACTGGTAGCTAAGCTCTGACGCCCAAAGCCATTTGTACTGCTCGAACCTGGCGTAAGTCTCCTCCGACTATACAACTAGACCGTGTGCGGAAAATCCTCTTACTACGTTTGCGATTGTCAATGTCATGCTGAAGTCAAACAATCGATTTGGTGCGAGCACTGGACTACCAGAATGTTTCTCGCACAATATGTCTTTTCCTTTCCATTGCAAAACTGAAAGTGACTTCATAATCACACCCAAAAATATTTATATGTTTAAAATAAACATATCTGCTGACAACAGTTAAACACCGTCAACCTCCGACTAAGGTCAAAAATTGTCCAAACACAATGGGATGACGACCCTCGAATCAGAAGAGACTTGCCATAGTAGTCTACAGACAGGCCCAGCGCTATCTGTAGTGGCAAACCTCAGCGAGGAAGAACTGGCAGCACAGTTCAAGTACTCGGCTGTTGTAAAAACGACTATTGCTCAGACCTCGGTTGTAACGCATCAACCCTTGGTCACCTCAAAATTTAATGTGTCGGCTCAAATGTATCGCGCTGTTGATCACCCTATTGGTACATGCGCATCTAATGCTCAATCAATGTGTGAACAATGCGTTTCTTTAAAACGTGCCGCGCGTATTGTAAGGAAGATGCCCGATCACGCCAGTGCAATATTCCAGAATTACTTTATTGTGCTTTCTAAAATGAGCACCAATGCATTCACACGTCGAATAATTGCCGATCATCAGTGTTACGAGAATCAAATCGTCACTATGAAACATGAGATTCGTCGCGCGGCTCATGCAGTTTGCAATTCTCTCTCACAACAACAACGTGGGATGATATTCGGATGGTTAGAACCGAAGCGAGAAGATTACAATCGACAACAACGCACTGAAAAACGTGACGCGAAATATGCACCAATGTTCGCTGAGTCAGATTTTGAGACTCAGGCACTTGGTCCAATTGAACATCAACGCGGAGATTGTGATGAGAGCAATTCAATGTGTGACGACTGTGCTTCGCTCCACAAAGCCTATGTTATCGGCAAGTGGCATCGCTCCCGAGTGGTAGCTGCTTACGCCCTTTACTGGCGTATTGCTGGTCGTGTTACATCTGCACAGGGACGTTACATGTTGAAAGAATTGAAAGACCACATCCCAAATATGACACTTGTAGGGGTGTATCAGGCAATCAATTCATACTTCATTCACGCCCCACAACTTGGTGTGAATGGTTCGACCATGACAGAGATGCACGATCTCTTGAAAATACGTCAAATGAAATTAGAAGGTTTCCATGAGAGGGCACCCTCAAATATTTATGAGAACATTGAAGAAGGAGATTTCAAAGCACAAATGCTCGATTTCCACGTCTCACCAACCGTGAGTATCGAGTGTCCAACTATCGATAAGATCACTGATATGTTGTCGAGATTAATTGTGAACAATAATCTGGGCGTGAATCCAGCAGATTGGGCCAGGCGATTGGCTTCTTTTGTGCTGATGATCGTTCAGTTGTGTTCTGAGTCATCGCTTGTTAATAAAATGGCTGCAGTAGCACAATTTCTCACCCATTTCCACCTCCCCGGTATAGGAGTATTCCGAGGATATGCCCAGCAGTTGGCGCAAGTATTTCAAACTGCGGTGGAACGGATTCGCGGTGCGCGAAATGGGGTGGATGAAAATTTTGTTCACAGGTTGGCTGATGACTTTGAAGAGGATGGCCCTGGTGAACTTGAGGGAGATTTCCATACCCAAATTGGCGATGCTCCTCCAGAAGGCATCCTTGTCGGTACTGCCAAATTGTTGTGCGCAATGGCAGGTGTAACTGACTATGACGTTAAGGCTAACGCACAGCGTGTGTCAAAGTTAGATCAGATATCACGCACCATAATGTCGACTGAACGGTTGGCACATTTTGTCGAAAAATTGTTCAAATATGCATACGATATGGCATCGCTGCATGTATTTGGAATCCATCCGGATATGAGAGAATTGGCAATGGTTTCGACAAAAATACCTGTGTGGATGGACAAGGTCTCACTCTACTACAACGGAGATCCACCAGGTGTTGTTCGTGTAACAAAAGATCTTGATGAAGCACGACAAGTGATGCAATGGGCGAGAGAGGGTGATGAATACAATCAATTGTTGTGGAAGTTCCTGTCATCGAATCCACATCACACCATGCCCAAAGCATACACCATCTTTAAGGGTGCACACATGATGTGTATGAAACTCGCAGATGCGGCAGCACCATATCTTGCCGATAGTTCCATGCGAGCAGCACCTTTTAGCTTGTATCTCTGGGGAGGTCCAGGCTTAGGCAAATCGGTGGTGCAGCATTTCATCATAACTGATATCATGAAGCACTCATTTGCGCTACGTGGCAAGGTTTATAAACCAGGCGAACAAGAACATGTGCGAAATTCCGAAGCAAAACATTGGGATGGGTACAGAGGACAGGCAGTCATCATTATTGATGACGCATTTCAATCTATGGACGCAGAAAGTACGATCACACAGTGCATGGATCTCATTCACTGTAAGAACACCATTGCGTGGCCTGTCGCCAAAGCAGATTTGGGCTCGAAAGGCAACACCTACATGACATCTGAGTTCCTTATGCTAACTGGCAATACACCAATTCCAGAGGATATCAAGGGCGTTGTTCGTTCATTTGATGCTGTGCGGCGACGAATAGACCTAATGGTTGAGCTCGTCGTCATTCCGCAGTATCTGGACAGCATGCGCCGCTTGGATAAACGTAAAATTGAGCGTGATTTTCCACCTACATTTATTGACGGTCTTCCAGTTGCAGCAGACATAACATCAGTCATGCGCTTCAACATTCAAACAAATACTGGTGTGACCGTATATGGGGCCACATATGACACGCTCATCAAAATGGCCATTGAAATGAAAGAACATGAGAAAATGCGCGACGAATCTGTTATCCGCCGAAACTATTTGCGAGCAGGACGTGATGTGCACGGAAATGAATTACCATTCGAAACACAAATGTGGCGGAGTCCACGACCGTCAACAAGTGCGACTGTCGACGACTATCAAGGAGATCTACTGTTTCAATCTGACTTAGATCAATTGGCAACAGCAATGACGAAAACACCCTATCACAATCAGGAGTGGGCATTGCGTGGTATGGGCTTTGTATCGGATGAAGAACGTCTTGAAATATACTGTGCAGCTCAATCTCGCATGCCAGCACCTGAATCGTGGACAACAAAAATGAAAGTGTTGTACAAGGGACTTTGTGATCGCCTGACATCAGCATCAACTAGTTTCACGTCAGCACTTGGTGATTTCATTGACAAAACACGCGAACATATGACTGGACATCTGATGTTTAAAGTCGGGTTCATGATTCTCACAACAATATCTGTGGTGAGTCTTGGCGTCATGATCAAGAACGCATTTGGTGACGCAAAGCGCGAATTGGCGTATGGTGCAGACGGCATAACATACCGATTTATCGGACCCGCTGACGAAGTGAAACAACCTCTATACAACAAGGAAGGAAGGGAACTGACGCCAGATGAACTCGACAGAATCAGACAAACACAATATGGCACAGAAGGTGGAACGTCAGGTGATGAGAAAACACGGAAGACCCAGACGAAATTCATCGTTGAAGATGGGCCATTACATCGAAAGAGTGAAATTGCAGTCAAACACATGCCAGGGTGTACAGCCGGGACAGTGTGGCGTGCCGTGAAATCGACACCGGAAAGAACACACTGGGTGCCAGAGAGCCAACTCGGGTCTCGGCGACCACTTATGGTGCATGAACTGTTGTGGGACGAGAAAGACAAGAGTGGTCGAACACTGCCACATGATGTGTTGGAGAAAACCAAAGATGGGCTCCTGGCGCAATCATGTTCAGACCTCAATGCATACAACCTTGGCATTAATAAGATCACAAATAATGCTGTTGTGATTGAAGCCTTCGACGGCGAACGATCAATTGGCAATATACGAGGACTGTTCATTTATGGACGTGTTCTGATGGTGCCATTACATCTCTTCCATGGTCTGTCAGTATCATCGACTCCATTGGAATTGGTGTCAGCAGTAGGGATCAAAACAAAGGTTAACACATCAGAGTGTGACGTAAAAAGTTTCGGTGATCGAGATGTCATATTCCTCAGGCTCCCGAAGCGGTTTGCGTGTCACGTCGACATACGCTCACATTTCCACTCCAGTGCGACAGTGAATCGTTACCCAATGGATGAAGCAATGCTGTGGGTCATTGATGGTGAGAACAATGGTAAGATCATTACATTGTGTAATAATATCAAGAAAGACTCCATCTTAGACTACAAAGTAGCAGGATCCAAAGCGAACAATACACGAACGGAAGAACGTATACACGTTGTAAAATCATACGTGTACAATGGCCTTGCATTGAGTGGCTATTGTGGTTCCCCACTGGTGTGGTTGAATCCGAGTGTACAAGGTGGTCACATTCTCGGCATACACGTGGCAGGAACACAACTACGAGGTCTTTCAACACCAATAACGCGAGAATTCCTCTATGAAGCACTCAAGGACTGGGACGATATTTCAATAACTGTCCCGACACTTGATCCAGATGATGGAGACATGACCACGCAATCAAAACGAGCAATTGGTAAAACATCTGGTCTACCACACTTTGGACGAGTGTCACAGAAAATGCAGGTGCGATTGCCCACACACACCAACATCATACGATCCCCATTGTATGGTGTGTTTGAGCCAACAACCGCCCCTGCACTACTGAGTCCAGTAGGTGAGATCAATCCACTCCGAAATGGAATCATGAAGCAGAAAGTGCCACTTGTTGTGTTTGAACAGGAGCATGTTGACGCAGCAGTCGCTCACTTGATGAATGACATTATGTCATATGACTCGCCATATAAGAACACAGAACGCCCAGTATTAACGGCGCGTGAAGCATTGAATGGCTTTCCCGGTGATAAGTGGACACCACCAATGAACCTCCACACTTCACCAGGTTATCCGTACATACATTCCAATACGAGCAAAAATGGCAAGTTTGATTTCGTCAGTGGCGAGAGTGGCGAAAGAGAATTACATCAAATTGTGGCAGAAAAACTCGAAAAACGACTGAGTGAAGCGCGTGATCGGAAAATTACAATGACGCTATTTATGGACATACTCAAGGATGAGCGTGTCAAATTGGAGAAGGTGCGAATTGGCAAAACACGAGTCTTCAATGTGGCTCCATTCGATCTTAATATTGCCGTGCGAATGTACTTTCAAAAATTCGCTTCGCACATTATGTTCGATCACGTGTTTGGAGAATGTGCCGTTGGCTTGAACCCGCACAGTGACGAGTGGGGAATGATGTACCACCATCTCAAGCACATGGGCCAAAATTGGATAGGAGGAGACTATTCCAATTATGACAAGCAGCTATCATACCAATTGCTGCGAGGTGTCTTAAAGATTATAGATGCCTTTTATGATGACGGAAATGAAAATGTGCGTGAGTGCCTATTTGAAACAATGTTCTCGGCTTTTCATATTGCTGAGAGGGACGTGTATCGAGTATATCAAGGCAATCCATCTGGTATAGTCATGACATCGATAATTAATTCGCTGGTGAATTCACTGATGATGCGAATCATGTATATTGACTTGGGTGGCTCACTCACAACATTCAGTGACAATGTACGATTGAAGACATACGGTGACGACAACATAGCATCAGTGTCAGAGGAGGTCAAGTGGTTTAACATGGAGTCAATCTCGCGATCATTTGCGAAATATGGCATCGTGTACAACCGGCCAGACAAAGAAGAAATTCAAGGAGGAACTCTCTTTCTGAAAGATCGGGAACTAACATTCCTTAAACGAGAGTTCCGTGAAGACACCGGACGTGTGCTAGCACCACTCAGTATGGCATCAATTAAAGAAATGGTCAATTGGATACGAGAATCAAATGATGACGTCGAGGCCACGCGTGCGAATTTCACCGCAGCGTGTCGAGAAATGTTCCATCATGGTCGTGAGGCATTTGACGAGTTTACAACACATGTCTATGCTGTCGCGCAAAAACGGTCACTCCGCTTGCCCTATGTTGACTACCTAACCAGTGGACAGTATTGGGGGACTGAGAGTGGTGGTCGTGTGATCTTGCCGATCTCTGAAACTGTACACAGAGAACGGTACTGCTGCGACCTAGACAATGAGGAGGAGATTTTCATCTCCCAGTCACTACGAGCGCCTCACAAAATAAAGGCTGTACAGCACCCTGGGCAAGACTCGCTGTTCTACACTCAGGCAAATCAAACAGCTTCCGAAACAACAGAACCAATGGACAATACGGCCTCGTCCACAACAAATGCCGATAACATAACATCACGAAATCAAATCACGACATTTAGCGACACATCAATACTGACTCAAACTACCCCACAGGACGTGGCACCGATACCATTAATACCCGTCGACCCGTACATGAAAGAGAGCTTGACTGCATTCATTGGCCGCACGTATTATGCAACCTATACGTGGACACCAGCTATGGCTATGGGAACACTCATTGCACAAGTCTCATTTCCGAATTTCCTGCTCTCCGTTATACCAATTTGGGACAAGGTGAAAAATTTTGCCTATTTCCGAGCGGGAGTAAAAATTGGAATTCGAATGAATGGATCAAAATTCCATTACGGGCAAATGCTTGTGTCATGGTCACCCCAATTCAACAATACATTGGATCTTGTGAACGCAACCAATAACATTTTTTCGGCATCAGGATGTCCATGCTTCACCATATCACCATCTGAAAATGAAGTGCATGAATTCGAGTTGCCGTATGCGTTACCATACAACTACATCCCACTATACAATGAATCAGCAGCGATAAATCCGGCGTATCAATTCGGGGTTGTGAACATGTATGTTCTAAACCCATTGTCCAATGCCTCAACACCAACACCAGTGTCATTCACATTGTTCGCAAATTTTGTGGACGTGGATGTTGCCGGTTATAGTGCTGTGGGTTATACGATACCAACACGAATAACGAATACGCAAGCAACGACACCTGCTATTCTTCCAGCGACACCAGCTCGACCAACATCAGTTGTGGGACCAGATCCTTTACCACCTGCACCCATCACACCACCACCCACGACGGATGAGGAAGTCTTCTTCGCTCAACGAGCGTCGAAAGAGCAATCAGCAAAGAGTGAGAAAGGCATCATCGGCACAGTACTTGAGTCTGTATCAGCCATCTCTGGAGCATTAACATTCATACCAGAGATAGGCATAGTTGCAGCAGGAATTTCAGCAGCGACAGGAGGTGCGGCAATGGTGGCGAATTACTTTGGCTGGACAAATCCGGTGTCATTACGGGCCATACAACCAGTCACGATTAAATTCGCAAATCTGGTCAACACCCATGGGCTCAATGACGGCACCAATTTGACGATAAAACCCGATGCAGCTGTTGCACCAGCATGCAACCTCTTGGGCGGGAATGGACATGAAATGGAAATGCTTCATATTGCGCAAACACCATCATTGCTAATAGCAGGAGCAACATGGAGCCCGAGCGATGCAACTGACTCGACACTAATTTACCAACGAGTTGGCCCAGCACAACTCAATCAGGACACAGGCGGAGTCTGGTTCCCAAATCTGTTACAGTATGTGACAAATACGTGTCAGTATTGGCGAGGATCAATTCGTTACCATCTCCAAGTCGTGTGCTCTCAAATGCACGTCGGCAGATTGCGAATATCATACGACCCATATATTTACCTTGGAGCTCTGACGAGTGACCAGCTTGCCAGCACTACATCATTCATACTTGATATTGAACAACAATCATCAATTTCATTCACAATTCCATACCTATTCCATCAACCGTGGTCGTTTACATCATACACCACGACAGGTATTACAGGTTATCAGCCTGGCAGCATTGGAACTATCCGCATCAGTGTCGTAAACGTGTTGAATCACCCAGCAACCCCAGTACCAGGAGTCTTCATGAACCTCTGGGTGTCTGCCGGGCCTGATTTCCAACTTGCACGACCAACAAATGACAATCTATTTACTAACTGGTACCTACAAGCTTCAGATGAAGATACTGAAGAGACAGCATTCGAGACACAAGGACTGACACGTGACGATATACGATCAATGCCTGCACCACCACTTGTGCCAGCAACTGGTTCACGTGAGAATAACATCTGCCATGCGGATGAGGTGCATCATATCAAAGATCTGGTTATGAGACCCCAGAACATTGGTTATCTTCCAGATACTATGACAACCTCGGCTTTAGCGTTTTCCATCAATCCATGGCTCCCAGTAGTCCGACAACCCGGTACTGCTGCGAACTATGTTGATATGTACTCATATATGCGGTGCATTTATCGCTACAGTCGTGGTGGTATCCGTGTCAGCTTCCAAAACAATTCGTCCCAAACGCCAGGCAACCAGTACTACTCACTTATGTCGAACTTTGCTTGGTTGATGCCAAATACATTGACACTAACAGGATACCTGTCAGCAACATCGGCAGCATCAATAATTACAAACTCACTATTCCAATACAACGATGGTTGTCAATATTCCAACAGTCCATTAATGCCACAGTCAGTGGTGATGCCATGGTATGCAAATGTGTACGGCATCACTAATGCGGGACGCTATGCGGCCACGTCAGCCAACTACTGGCTTGTCTCGGCATGGACATTTGTCAACAATCTATACGTCACCTATCTTGGAGGAGGTGCGGTAACGATGGCAGCAGCAGACGATTACGAATTGGTGTATCTGGTTGGTCCTCCAGCAATCAATGCAACCAATACATAGGTTTTTCCTGACCTTCGCGTAACATCGCGTAAACATACATTTTATTTAATATCCAAAATTCAACACACTTGCTTTAATAGCTTACAACTTGTTTTTCCCAAGTGTGGTGAGCCCCTGTGATGGGTTATCATTCGCAACCGATTAGCGGTTCGCATGCATGACTCTTATAGTTTTCCACTAGCCCATTACGGGGAGTGGTTTTTCACTGTAAGACCCTGAGGGACTCTTTTTCAGAGAAAGTAC